ACCTCCTATAGCTCTGATGCTAGAGTAATTTAATTGGTATTATTGGCAGTATAAAACGCATAAGCCCCCGTTGCTGTAACTGCCGTGTATAACCTAACGGTATTAGGACTTAATGCGCCGATGGTTGGTTGTGCACAGTTACCGACTGTCCATGTACCAACTTTTGTCGCTGTGGGAGTAGTCCGCATATCCTGAAATGACAGGGTAATAGTTTCGTTTTGTGTGCCGTATCCATAGCCACCAAAATGCAGAGCGGCTTGGGGTCCTGTTGATTTTCCAATAATTCTATAATACCACTCACACAACGCCAACTCTTCAGGAATTAGTCTAAACTCATAAGGAGTAGCCACAGAATCAGCTTCTAGCTGTACTTTCCCTAAAGTTCCTGAAGCAGCACCATTGCCAAACTCCACTGACATTGTAGTCCCTGCTGTCTGTCCTGCTATAGTTATTGGGCTATCAGCATAAGCTCCTGCGGGTGTAGCACTATCAACGGCATATCTTGCTTGACAAGTTCCTTCCCAAGAAAGAGTATAAGTTCCACCTATTACATTTTTATCTTCAACCACCTGAATAAGTGTTTTATTAGCTGCAATTGTTATCGTTGTTGGGGAAGCCAATTGTGTAAATGAATAAGTTCCTCCCCCAGCTCCACCTTTCCATCTGTCATGAGCGTAAACTCCAGCGGCTAATGCAGCGGCTGATACATAAACTCGTTGGTTGATTCTGAAATCGGCATTGATAAGAATGTTTCTGTTCGCCGAGGGTGACGGTATTTCCAGCGTATTGAGTTTTCTTATGGCAATACTATTTTTAGATACTTTACCCATTAGTTTATTGAGGATGTCATTCAGGTTTTTATCCATTACAGAAAGTTCTCCGCACTTAGGTAAATGTCTAAATTCTCGCCGTTCTCCTGAGAATATTGTACACCGAATGCGGCTATCCGGCAATCAATTTCATAGCCAAGATAATTGGCGGTAACACGATCGCCGTAGTTATAACTCAGCCCATAGATAACATCTCTGTTCTGGAGTATCCTTCCGGTAAACCGTACTTTCGGGCGCCCAGCCGATAATACAGCATAGCCAGCGTTTGTTATTTTAGTTGTGTCTGTACTGTTGGAGGCGTTCTCGAAGGCTTCACGAAGGTTATAGGCACTTGCACCGCTGCGGGTCGCGTCTTCTAAATTAATAACTTCCCTGGCTTCTTCGTAGCCACGTCCACCAACGTACACACTGTTTACTTCTTCGGTATAGTCAAACTCTAATCCGCTTTCGCCTAAAAGCCCGTTTGTCTGTGACACCACCAGCGGACTGGCGCTCCCGCGTGAGCGGTCAACGCCCCGATACTCTGTCCAGGTGCGAAATTCTAAACTGTCGTAGCCCGTGCGCACTAAGTCATATATCAGCTTTGTTCCAAGTTCGTCTGAATTTTCGGTGATTGTGTTGAAAATGTCCTGCACGTTCTCCCACTGGATATCAAGCCCCACGATTTGGCCGAGACTGACATCCGCCTGAACACTTATTTTAGCAGATAGATCACGGGTAACGTCAAGCGCCGATACCCCGAATTGCTCCCTCATTATATCTTTCAGTAAATCATCGGCATAATCAAGTTTACTGGTATAACTGGTTCCACCAAAGTTGGCAACGATACGTCTTGATAGCAGCGATAGGCTGTCGTGCGCCTCCAGGATAATTGAGTTTTTACCCTGGTCGTCTGTATCGTAGCGTGCCCTGTCTAAGAACCAGAACGTCTCACCGTCGACATATGGAGTCAATCCATTAACGGAGCGGTATGCGTATAGCTGTGCATCCTGCTCGAAATATCCTACGTCGTAAACTGGTTTTATGGATGCAATAAGCGCACCAGGTGTGTTTTCCGCTCTGGAGTATTCCAGCGTTTCCATCTCGAGAAAAGTGCGCGTTCCCGTTGGACTGCGATACTCCAGAAAATATTCAGCTGTCACTCAATCACCTCTGATAACGACTGGTATGTCGGTGCGTACTCCATAGAAACGAGAGCGTATTGGACCGTAATTAATGCGTCTGTTCCAAGAGTATCAATGGTTAGATGTCCACCAATTCCGCTGGAAGATGACGATTCGATGGGTATGTCACCCACATCAGTAAAAATATATTCGCCTGTGCCAACCTTTTTGGTCAGTCCTGCGTCTTTATAAAGGTCGATAACGTAATTACCTGCTCCTCCGGTAATGGCAATATAAATCTTTCCCTTGTCGGTGTTGGTAGCCGACATTCCGGTTAGAAATTCGTAGCCGGATAAAAGGTCGCCTGCGTCTCCCGATTCTTCCCAGAAGTCAATTAGGAATACCGAGATTAAGTTGTTGCCTGGAATAAACTTAAAATTGCTATTACTTGCACTTCCAGGGTATAAAGCGTCATACCCTTCCGATTCGTAATTTATGAAATTATCCTGTATAGTAATAACTGCTTTTTGCCCTACCAACAGCTCGTAATTATCAAATCTAAAGATCCCCCCCTGAGTAATATTTTCAATTCTCCTAAGCGTACACGGTCCCATTACAGTAAGTTTTGCATATTCTGGTGCCGCGTTTCCAAAGTCAACCGCTGTAACGTAAGGGAAGAGTGCATTAACGCCGTTCTGCTGTAGCCCCAAAAATATCTTGCCCGCCGTAAAGTGAAAAGCGTATGATCTGGGGAGCGCCCCCCCTTTGACAATAAAATCCTCGTAATAAAAATTTTTATATCTGTCGTAAACACTTATTACAAACCTTAGTGCTGATCCACCACCATATAGAGCAACGAATACACTCTCAGTTACTGGATCTAAGGCCATTTTCATCCCAGGGTATAAAACCGCATAGATCGTTGCTGCGTCGTCGTTCAACGTAACCCAATTAGCAAGATCATAAGTTGATAAACCACCTACGGAGGTAAATCCAGATGTTGCCCCCAGTATCTCGCCGGAACTTGTTTGAACAGCATACTTGACAGAAGCTGTTCCAGCAACCCCACCTGTCAACCCGGTTGTTGAATCAATCCATCCACCGACCCAGCGTGCGCACCAGTGTGGTGGAGCGGCTGTTCCATCGTTAAAACTTCCAAATACGTACATCCTGCCAGCAATGAATAAAATACATAAAACGGCGTCATCTGCCGGCAGGCCAGCATAAGTCGTCCATACACTTGTTAAATAATTCATGCTGGCAACCTTCGCACGAGCGGCCCCCCCAATGTTTGCGAAGGCTCCCCCAAAATAAATTGAAGCGCCGTATTTAGTTATGGAATAAACAACGGCGTCAGGAGCTCCGCCAGGTAATGCGCTCCATGTGCCAGCGTCTATATCCCATATTGCGGCGAACGCCGTTGCCGCAACGCCCCCCGCAGCGCCAAAGTCGCCGCCAACATACAACTTTCTGGCCGTTGTATCTACATATAAAAAGTATACCTCATTGGTGCTGCACCCCGTTGTGAGCGGTAGAATTTCTCCTGTGGTAAGGTTGTAACTGCAAATTCTGGCAGTGTTGGCAACTCCATCCATACTTGTGAATTTGCCTCCTATGTACACCAGACCTTCAAACTCCGCGAAACACATAACTCTATCGTCCGCCCCGCTACCAGCCCAACCCCACTCGCCAGTTGCCCGGTCGTAAACCGCAATGTCGTTTATATTTGTGTCGTAATCAGCGTACGACAAATTCATTCCTCTGGATCCGTCCTCAATCAGATACGGGTTCGGCATGACAAAGTTGAGTGCAAACCGCTCTTGCGCTTCGCTTGCAATACTGCCCTCTAACCCGCCAAGATAAACGCACGGGATGTCAACAACTTTAGTCTCGCTACCAGTACGCGGGTCAACTCTGTGGAACCGTAATATAACTTTCTGGTCAACTGCCATCCGTTTAGGATTGATAGCTGCTTCAAGTCGCTGGAAGTTGTAATCCAGTCCTGTGTATCCATTATCCGAGAAGGTCGTACACACCAGCGAGAACTGCCGTTCTTCCAGTGTACTTTGCTGATAAAAACCACCGCCATTCGCCAGCTTTGTACTCACATAATTGAACGGCGGCATTCGCAGCCCAACCACGCCTGAGACGATAATGCCGAAGTCGGACAAATTGTAATCACGCCCGCCGTTGCGCTCCTGCGCTATTCTTACCGATGGACTGTCGTGTTCCGTTCCTGTCCAGTAATATGAAGCTACACCCGCCAGGCTGCCAGTTTTATCACCATCGAAATAGGTTGTTGGATACTGTTTTGCTTCCACCTGCCAGCCGTCGGTATAGAAATCGGCAGCGTCAGTGCGCTCAATATAAACACGCCTTGAAGCCCCGCCTGTTTCAGGATAAGTAACACTTTCCCGCTGCCAGTGTCCGGTGGAGATAAATGCTTTCTTTTCGCCAATCAAAACTCCTGCGTTAGTAGCGAAATAAATGTAATACGTCGCGCCTGCTGAACCGAGAAGATCCGCTGAGAATGTATAAACTGTGTCCGTTACGGTCGTGAACCCGTCGTTGTAATAAACAGTATCATCTGATGATACTATGCTGTAAGTACCCCGGCGCTGTTCCGCGTCCGTAGCCGCAATGGCTGTTCCTGCATATTGAGAAATATCCGCAAGATAAATTTGCGGATTGACAATAAGATTTTCACTGGCTTCAGGAACGACAACTGAGAACCAGCCACGCTCCGGATCAATCGCAAGTTCATGCCCTGAAACAACTTCTGGAATTTTATATCTAAAGCTCATATCTACCTTCCCGTTAATGTTTTCATGGTCGCGAACCCGTGCACGACTGACGACGCAAGCATGTTCGTCGACATGGATAAGTTATAGCTGTTGTTGTTCGTTGTTGTGTTGTTTCCGGCTGCAGTCTGAAGTTGCAGCTTAGCCGAGTAATTATCGAAACCAAAGCCTGTTTTTAATACGCTGTTGCCAATGTTTTTAACTGTGGCATCGAGTTGTTTCTTGCCAGCTTGAATACCTGCGGCTATACCAAGCGGAATGTTTATACCGATAGTGTTAGCCATAAGTTGAGACGGCGACTTGATGCCGAAATACGCTTTGATTTGGTCGAGCGCCTGTACGCCCATATTGTATATAGCGTTAACAAATTGTTGTCTTGTCGCCGGGTCATTAATACCGTTTATGACGCCGCGAACGATGTCCTTTCCGACCTGAGCAAGAGATCCAAGCGCATCTGTGAAAGTAGGAATTATGCCAGCAGCCCAGTCTTTTATTATCTGCCATATATTAGCTTTCCAGGCTGCGAAAGTCAATGCTGTGTCTAAATACCATTTTGCAAACCCGACAAGTGTATCGTTAGTCCAGTCCTGGAAACTTTTCTTAGTTTTAGCAACCCAGTTGTTAAAAGTATTTAAGTTGTCTGCAGCCCAAAGAAGTATTGATAATGACGTATCATCAAGTGTTTTATCGGTGCTTTGTGTTGTATTAGTGCCCCAGTCCTGGAAACTTTTCTTAGTTTTAGCAACCCAGTTGTTAAAAGTATTTAAGTTGTCGAAAGCCCAAAGAAGTATCGATAATGACGTATCGTCAAGTGTTTCATCGACGCTTTGCTTTGTATTAGTGCCCCAGTCGTCAAACGTTTTTTCCTCTCCTTCGCTCCAATCCTCTGTCAAAACTGATGTGTCTTCATCCCATTTTGCTAGTACGGCATATGTTTCTTCTGCCCATTCTATTATAGCGGCGCCCGCTCCTCCGAAAATAGCGGTCTTCCAGTCACCTTCTTCTCCTATAGCTTGCAGATCAAGTGTCTTTTCCAGGAGCCGATCGTTGATCCATGCCACGAAATCGCTGTCCGCAAACGTCTGTCCTGCATCTATAAGACCATTCAGCGCTTCTAGTGTTCCAAGTATAGCCGTAGTAAGCAGGTTAAAATCCCACATGAAAATAAATGCAACCAATTCTCCGAAGTCGCCCCAACTAAAATCATCAAGGCCGAGATTACTAAGAAGTTCATCAAATTCAGTAAATATTGGCTCTATGTCAGTGTAATAATAATCTACTATCTTCGGCCATACTTCTTCCGTCCATGTCGTTTTTAATTCGAGAAACTTTATTTTTAGAAGCTCTATTCGCACATTAAACGGCTCAAACAATTCGTCAATCTTGTCTTTTATGCCCTGTTTCATATCTTCAAAAGACTGTGATATGTTGGTCAGTGCTCCATCAAAGGCGCCAACTGCTTCTCGTCCGTTTTTCTCAATGGCGGGCAGATCAAAGCCAACTTCCCCGCCACCCCCGCCACCCCCAGGTGTTTCCGGCGTTTTCAATATTTCCGGTATTTCTAGTGTCTCGATCGGTGTATACGCCTGAGCCTGCGCTCGATATAGTTTAACAAGTTGGTCTACAAGCTGTTTTTGCAGGCTTACTTCTTCAGCCACAGCCTCCACATTATTTTCTTTATTGGCAAGGTTTTGCTCCGACTTCTTCACATCCAGTTGTGATTGCTTATATGTTTTTTTAGCGAGATCAAATTCTTGTCTCTTCGCTTTGAGCAATTCCGGCGATGCTCCTTCTTTGGTCAACTTGTTGTATTCATCAACCACGTTCACGAGATTATCGTAACTTCCGCTCTGCATTTGCTGTGATTTATACAATGCGTCTTCGGCCATTCGGACGGCGTCAGTAGACCTTTTTAGAGCAAATTCCTTCTGCGTTAGTTCAGCTATGGATTCTCCAAAGCTACCGAGTTGCGATTTCATTTGACCCATTATTCCAGAAGTATCGCCACTCCCAATTGCCTCGTTCAGCCCCTTAGAAAGCGAGAAAAACAATGCCCCTTCCGTCTCTTTTGAAATTGCACCAGCGTTTGCCATTGCCGAAAGTGCATTTGATAGCGGCGATTGGATGTCCTCTAATACGTCAAAATTTGCTTTGGAAAAGCCACCTAAGTATGCTTCCATTGCAGCCATACCCCACTTGTCAATATCGGGTGCGACTTTTGGCGGGGAACCCGGAGATAGGAACCACGAGAGCATACCTGAAATAACATTCATTGCGGCGCCTATAAACTGCGTCGCTCCCTCTGCGATGCCAAGACCAAGTTCTGCTGAAATATTGAAGCCCCACGTAAACGCTTCTTCAGCTACCTTCATAAACCAGTTGGCAGAATCGGTACCAAAATTGACAAAAACGTCAATTGCTTTTTGTGCCAAGTTGCCCATCCCGTCAGCGGCTACGCCCGCAAAAGCGCCTATCTTTTGCAACACAGGGTAAAGTTTTCCGCCTTCGGAAACTGCTGCACCAATAGATTTTGCAAAGTATGTCATTGTCTCGACCACAGTTCCGAAAGCATCAAGGAACGGCGTTCCGAGTGATAACATTATGTCGTTAATGTAACGCGGCAGCGACCGCAGTTGTTTGCTTGGTGATTCCATGGCTAATTCGTAAGCGCCCGCTATCTTTTCTCCTTCCTTCAAAACTGCGTTTGTCGCTGCCAGTATCCGCTCTTCTGTCGTTAGTTCTTTAGATGTTTTTCCAAGCGATTTAGCAACTTCGTCAAAACTTGCCGCAAAGTTGACATTCAGTCCGGCTGTTTTCAATACCTCTGTTTGCTGCGTTGTAATACCGTAAATAAGCCTTTTAAGTGTCTCGGACGAGTTTGATTCAGAAACTACGGCCGCATCCTGAGCTACCCGAGCGATATCAAGAGATTTTGCCATATCGAGGTTGTAACGCGAGAATTCAATTACTGTTTGTGCTGCAATATCGGCCTCAATACCGCTTTCACGTAGACTTTTTATAAAGCCGTCCGTTTGGCTTATGTTGTATCCCTGCTGCTGCCCTAACATGCGCGCAACCATTACCAACTCTTGGTAACGTGCGGCAGTGCTTATTGCTTCTGTTCCAACACCTATAATCGCCTGTGTGAGCTGCGTTACCGCTCCAATTGCGGAACTGGTAATAGCCGCCGTCATGCCGCCAATGATACCGGAAAGCATGGATAGCGGCCCGGATGTCGCCATAGCCGCTTTCTCGAACATACCAAGCGAACTGGTGCCTTCACGCAGGTCTCTGTTGAATTTTGCAGCGTCTTGCGCTACTAATTTTACTCCGGTTTCGGGAATATTATTGCTCATAATTCAATTATACACTACCGCTTCTTTTCTTCTTTTTTACTAACGCCTGGCGGTTGGTGTTTAATCTCTCCTGGTTATTAAGCACTGCTTCGATTTTATTTTGTGCCTGGTACACGGCCAAAAGTCTTGATTGTTCTATTCCATCAAGACTTTCAAATCTTTGTAATTCCATCCCCCACCATTGAGCGGCCAGTGATTTTTCTAGCTCGATTGTATATTTAATTCCGCTTGAAGGTGTACGGAAACTATCAATAGGCCTATTTCGGAACATCACCTTGAAAGGATTTCATCGAGGCTTCAATTTCCTCCGGCGTAGGCATTGTCCGTGACCAGACTGCGTAGATTAGCTCCTGGTAGTCTTCTTTTGTGCCGATCGCAATGTTGGTGATGTAGGCATACTTATCGTTCCCGGGAAGTTCTTTCCCGTATTCTTCCATCCAATCTTTACGCAGATCTTTGATTTCTTGTTTTTGCTCTTCGGTAAGCTCGATCACAATACCACGATTGATCAGGAACTCCTGGAATTTCTTTTCATAGTTGTCATTGTGCTCTTGGAGCGCCTTGACGTATTCCGGGTGTGTTGGGTTCTCCTGAAGTTCTACAACAGGGCTCTTCGCGTTGGGATCACCAATAATTACTTCCTGTGTTGGCGGTTTTGGTTCCTGGAAGTTGCTCTGAAATTCACGCATCAGAAGAGGTGACACTTTCTTGATTAAGATCTCGATTCCGGTGTCTTTTATAAGATGCTTATGCAGTTTTGTTGTCATTTTTGTTTTCTCCCATGTGCTATAATATTAAATATGGCGCAGATATGCGTCATTCACCCCAGGATGCCCTCCCCATCCTGGGGTAATATTTTAATTAGAGTTTGCCTGCGATACCTTGTATCAAGATGCCGTCAGTGCCGTCACCTGCGAGGCCAGCCAGGGCGAGCGTGTTGCTCTTCCAGCCTGGGTCATTGGTCGCTGGTAATCCGATACGATTGATCCGGTCAAAGGTGGGGAAGTCGAGTATACGATTTTCGTCTCGTGTCCAGTCCTTGCCACCATTCCAGGTTGTCCACAGCCTTGCGGCGGGTGTGTTGTTGTACGTTGCGATGTAGATAACTTCCCTGGTGGCTGCGGCTATATCTTTCACCGCGCCCACGCCTGCTTCTGAGAAGCTCCACTCTGTCCAGCTCTCGCCACCATCTTCGGTGTAGTAAACATGACCAGGCCAGGATGATCCTACCCAGTAGGTAAGATCTGTCATAACTTCAACCGCCTGAAGGTCGACCGCGGTTGGGTCGGCTGATGTTACTGCCCACGTTGAGCCACGGTTGCGGGAAACTAATACCTTTCCGCCAGCTGCGACTGCAACCATTGTTTGGTCCAATCCTTTGATGCGGCTAATGTCTTCCGTGGTTGTTTCGGCGGCGTTGATAATTGATACCCCAGCGGGAATTGAGCTGGATTTGTAAATGTATCCACCATCGCCTACAAAGATGACTTCTCGTGCTGATAATACAAAGATGTCTTTCGGCGAGCCTGCAGCGAGGAACCCGGTTGAGACTTTGGTGAATGTCCCGGGAACGCCGCTGTTCGCATTAATGGTTGCATAGTAGTAGGCGTCATCACCAAGAATTACCAGATACGAGCCAATCACACGAATAGCGTAGGTTGATTCGGATGCGCCAATACCGTCAATGTTTACCTGCGACCAGGTAGCTCCGAAGTCGGTTGAATAAATCAGTTCAGCGGGCAGCCCGGGCGAGCCTGCGCCTGACGGGTTGGTGACTGCGTAAATTAGCTTATCGCCGTAGTCACACCCTGAGCAGCTTTTGAAGGCTGCGTAGGTTACATCAACAACTTCACGGTCAATTGCCGTGGCTGCTTCTTCGCCGAACACCAGTGCACCAATCGGGTAAATGTTTTCCCAGGTAACAGAAACGTTATCTTCAATCTGGTTGTCGCTGTCCCAACTTTGGCGGTCACCATAATCTTTGTCGGTGATCCGTCCGCCGCCG